CCACTGATCGTGTAATTAGCGTAGCAAGAAAATCCCCCTACGCCATTAGTATAGGGAGGAGACCATCTTTTCTTCACCGTATCGTAGATATACTCTAGGTTGTTGGTGCTTTGACCCGTTCCAGCTACGGAAATACGGTAATATCTTCCCCAAACCCCTGCACAGGCGTTGACTAATTGAGCTGGGGCTAAGGCCGTAAAGTCTGGGTTAATTGCTAACGAGATAGGGTCGTTACCAACAGTTAAGCCATCTGTGACGTAAACTGCGGCCATTCCGTCAGCTGAAAGGCCCAGAAAGTAGGCTAAAGAGCCAACCAAACACCAAGTACGGTGGGCAATACAGCCAACCCCACTTCGCAATCCCGGAACTGGAACTGGGCTGACCTGATTACCGTCAAAGGTGAAGTTTTGCAGCACAAAGATCTTGTCTTTGGTCAGGATCATCAACTTGTCGTTCAACACCTTTAGACCCGTGACCGTTCCGTTGACCCTGACGTAATTGTTAGCTGAGAAGGTATCCACCGCTACATCGGTGTACCAGACGTATGACTCTTGGGTTGATACCCCAGCGACCATCAGGTGACCCTGGTACTCGACAATGTACTTACCCTTTTTGAAAGAAGCGTCAGTCTGGTCTCCAGCTGTCCCAGAGGTATATTTTACAACCTGGTCAGTCCCGTTAAGGATGTAAGTCTTTCCCGTAAATGGGAAATAGGCTGAGTCAGTAGGCAAATCGGTGGTCATCGTAACACTCGTCAAGGCCGTCCAAGTACCGGATACATAACGCTGCACAACCGTATTGTAGACCCGTAAAAACTCAGTAGTGCCTCCAGGTGGCTCGTGAACAATAAGACCCAGGACTTTGGTTGTGAAGCCAGCAATAGAGCCATAGATGGTGTGGCCCTTGCGCTTTTCGGGAGAATTGCCGTTAACGTCCATGTTTCGCCCCCCCGTCAGTTGATTAGGGGCAACATCAGTATCAACATTGATGGTCACCAAACCACCCCCAAAGTCTTTGCTTTGGAAGGTGTCGAACCTAGTCTTGAGAATAGGGACTAGACTGTTGTTAGCCATTAGCGGTTATAGATACGGCCTATCTTTCCGATCACGACAGCGCGGTTAGGCGTGTTGGGCATGATCTGTGGCATTTCGTCACTGTCGCCCCACTCGTTTTGCAATACTTTCATCTTGAATTGCTCGTGCAGTTGACGGTAGTAAGAAGCGATTGGGTCTTTTTGGTATTCAAAGTACTTGGCAATCCCAAGATACGACAGGCCATAGTGAAACTGATCTGGAATACGGGGAACGTCAGTATCATTGGTCAACTCCAAAGGCTCCTCAAAAAAGGTGGTTTTAACCGTGAACACACCAGAAGGAACCTGGTATAGCTTTATTTTAATATCTCTGTCAGAAGTGTAGCCGCTTTGATACCACAAGACGGGGTTACTCTGGTTTTTAGCGTCTGAGGGGTCGATATAGGGGTAGTCACGTTCAATCTGCTCTCGCTTAACTTCCTCCAAAAAACGGTTATTGGTTTGGTCTAGAACGTCTTGGATTCTTCTGATTCTGCAAACTACTGTGCTTGACGTGACGGGGGTGTATTCCTCCGTTCCAGCAGCCGTAGAAAACGTGGTGCTATTTTCTAGGGTTTTCCAATCTCTAAGGCTTGCCACCTCAGAATAAGACTCGTTAATGCCAGTTCTGACGATCTGTTTGGCGATGGTCGCTCCGGAACCAGTGGTTTCGTCACACTGAACTAATGCGTCGTTATAGAGCTGGAGAAAGGTTTTGGAGGCCATATTTAAGAAGGGTTACTTACCCCTAAGTATACAGGCCCCAACTTTAGATTGTCCTTTTTTTGAACTCTTTACGCATTTCTAAGATACGATTTCGGTAGTACTGGTGCTTGAAGCCTAAAGCCTCTGAGATCTCAGCCTGGGAAAAGCCAGACGAAGTCAGCAGGTTGGCTAGAATTATCACCTGGTCTTTTAAGGGTCGATGGGCGATAGCTTCCAGAAGGTCAAGGATTGACGGGCCATGCTCAAAGTGAATCTTCTCCTGCTCGTGGTGAGCGGTCTCGCCCATATCTTCTTCTGATCTTCCCCATTCAGTAGCTTGGTCTGTCTGCGTTGAGAGGGGAACATGAACCACGTTGACTGAAATACCAATCAATCTCTGTGGGTCGTTTACGCTCAGGTAATCCCTGAACTTTTCCAAGCGTTCGATATCTTTTGCGCTAACTGCTTCAGCTGACATAGCCACCTTTCTTCATCGCCTCAATGATAAATTGCTGTTCTTCTTCGGTTAAGCCTGGGAAGATTGGCAAGCTGATTGAAGTCCAGCCGGTGCCTGGGTAGTGATACCCAGAGCCTATTCCTTGCTCCCAGAGGTACTGTCGGCACTCTTTGACCCGATCTTCCGTGCCAAGATCGAAACAGTATAGATGGTTTCCCAACCAGTTTCGCCCAAAGGCTGCGTTATACCGGTCTCTAATCGTATTCCGTTCCCTGGTAAAAAGAGGTAGTTTCCGGAGTTGAACACGTCCCATACTTGCGGCCAGGTCGTTGCCGTCGTATCCTCCAGCAGCGCATTCAACCTTGTAATCAACTGGTCCTCGCTGACGATCTGCGGTTGAGGTAGTGAGGCCGTCTTTCCAGTAGAGTCTGGCTCTTTCATATATCTCCTTATCGTTAGTTACAAACATACCACCAGAGCCAGTGGTCATGTTTTTAGTTGCGTAGAAGCTGTAACAGCGGATCCTGCCGACTAGTGGGTCGTTTGGCTCAATGCGGTGGGCTGAGTCCTCTATTAAGCAGGGTGTTTCGTCTTTAATTCCTCCATAATGTACGGCAACGGGGGCGGGTACAATACCTTGAGGGAAGTCCGCCATCATAGATCGTGACATGTACCGGTAATTTTCTCTACTCCAAGTTTTGAGGCCCATTTCCTCAGCAGCAGCGTAGGTCGCACAAAAAGTGTTTTCAGGGTAAATGACGGTAGCTAATGGTTTTTTTTCTTGTAGCCACTTATACGCCATCTTCAGCGCACTGGTGCAAGAGTTGGTAAAAATAGCGTACTTTACACCCACATATTCGGCAAACTCCTGCTCAAAAGCCTCTGTCTCTGGCCCAGCAGCCAACCAACCAGACTTTAGCACTTTTACGATGGCTTCTTGTTCTTCTTCGCCGATACTGACTTTGCAAAAAGGGATATTCATTGCCAGGTTTTAGTGATAGATGAGTCAATCGGCTTGGCTTCTTGGCCTAGTTGCCAGACAATCCCACAACCCTCTGGGTAGTCCCTCAACTTCTGCATAGGATCGCCTAGAAACGCCTGGACGCCTATAAGCGGTAGATTGTACTCAGTTAGGTAAAAGTAGTTGTATGAGGCGGTCAGGAGCCGCCCAGCATTGATCTCAGTGACCTTTGGCACACCGTTTTCGTCCTCTTTCAGATCTACCCCATAAAAACCATGCAAGAGACTATCAGTTGCCCTTGATACCCGGTGCAAGGCGTTATAGGCCGCAGTAGCAACATCCTCGTTTTTAGTACAGACAGAAACAGCACTAGTTCCTCGGTTGTCTATTCCTTCGGTTTTCTCTTTTACTGAGTAGCTCACCCTCATCTTTTGAAAAGAGGCCAGTTCCTCACCCTCGTAAAAAACAAATTCATGGCTGTAATTCTTGCCTGGGAGGAAGTTAGTAAGCATCTGCGCTCCTTTTCCACCAGCCCCAACCGTATCCCGTAGCCAGTAAGTCTTAGGAGCCAAGCTACCAAGAACTTCGGCAGTCTTAGCCTTGTCTCTACAGAGTTCTACCTGCTCATAAGAAGGTTTGAAAGATGAATACTCCACTAAGCTATCCGGTACGGCGATGACCATATCAGCCTTGTCTTTACTGCCTGGAATAGCCTCCATCATTAACTCCCCCCACTGACTCCCATCCTGACCCGTAACCCTGTAGTGGTCTTTCAGACATCGGGTCAAGCCGACCCCAGCTGGCCCACCTGCCCCTAGAATGTGAACGGTTTTCATATCTCCTCCGCATTTAAGCCTCGGTCATCAATGTAGACTGCCGCCCCTGGTTTCATTTGCATTGCGATACCATGAAAAGGAATCTCATACTTGAATAACCACGATTGGGTTATAGGATAGTACTTAGGCTGTCTACCTGTATAAATGATTATATGCGCCCCACCCTTGTACCACTCCCAAACTTTGGCAATCATTTTTGGTCTAGGCGTTGGCTCTCCATCCCAAAAGTTTCCATCACAAAGCGTACCATCTAGGTCAATAGCTAGAAGTAGACCCCTGGGATTTGCCAGTAGTTCTTTAAGATTCTGAGTCGTCATTAAACATATCGTTAAGCCCTTTTTCAAAGTTATAGGCAGCCTTAAAGCCTAGCATGCGCTCAGACTTTGAGGTATCAAAAACGAAACGCTGGGCGTCTACAGTGCGTTGAGACATTTTCAAGACTTCCCCCTCGTATTTAGCCGCCGCACAGATGTACTTGCCAGCTTCCTCAGCGGTCAATTCCTCCCCAGTCCCCACGTTATATGCCTGGTTCCACTTATCCCAAGAAGCAGTCAGTGCCAAAAGGTTAGCTGTAGCCACGTCTTTGATGTAGGTGAAGTCGTTAGACTGCTTACCG